GTGGTGGAAGCCTACCCGCTTCTGCAACCTCAGGTGGTCCAAGTGAACCAATAGTGGGGTAAATATGGAAAATCAACAGATACAACCAAGAGCCGATCAGCCGATTGTAAGTACGGAATCCCTCAAACGAGGTGATGCACCAGCCCAATTGCAATATCGGAATCAAGGATTTCAGAATCTCTCTCGTTCACCTAGCACACGGGTGTACGGGCGTGATATGCGTTAACTTTTTAAGGAGATTGATATGTACGGTAAGAAAATGAAGCGTGGTCGTAAAGCCTGTCGATAAGTTCCTTCACGGGATTTCCTCGGGTAGCGGGAAGTAAAATACAGCTACCCACTTGACAACTTATAGATTAGGTTTAATCTATGCAGTAATTTGATAGGAAAAATGTATGGCTGTGCCACAACAAGACCTGATGAAAATGATTAGAAGCCAGCGGGATGGAGCAACCCCAGGCGGAATGGTCGAAGTAAAAGATGAGGAAGCGGTGCTGTCCGATGTGGCAACCCCGCCCATGGCAGCTCCTATGTCAACACCCGAACCCAAGATGGGCAGTAAAGAATCCGCTATGTTGAATTTATCCATGGCGATGGATTTGCTCAATCAAAGTTTGCCTGGCATTGGCGTAAACTCTGCTGAAGGTAAGCGTGTTTTAGATGCAATCCGTGTGATTACAGGGATTCTTGGACCAAACAAAGAGCGTACCGATGAATTGCAACCGACTGAAATTTTAAATATGTTGCAAACTTTACCTCAAGCGGGTGGCGCAACACCTGAGAGTAAAGCAATGACCTCTGCGCCAGCGATTCCTGGCATGATGCCAACCCCGCCAGCAATGCCTAGCGGTGGCGGTATGCCATTACCTCAACCCATGTAAAGGAAATTATTATGGAACTGTTTAAACCCCGTGGTGCTTCTGCTCCTCGCAAACCAACCGACAATAACCAAAAGAACGGACAAGTAATCAATACTCCCCGTTATTCTCAATTTGGTGGCTTGTCTGCATCAAACAAAGCTGGTAGCAAAAACATGATGACCATGAGCCAGCCTGGTGATACCAAAAAAGTCATCTAACGAAAAAAGGGGATAAAGATGAGCTTAGAAGATATTAGTTTAGAACAGCGGGATGAATTAGCCCTCTTGATGAAAGAGTTGGCTGAGAATCCTTCTACTCGTAAAGAAGCATTGCGTTTAACAAAACGCTTGCGCCCAAACTTGCCCATACCTGAACTCGAAATCGAGGACTATACTGAGCAAAAAGTAAGCGCTGCTGAAGATCGGGTCATGCAATTGGAAGCCAAGCTGAAAGAAAAAGAAGCGTTGGAAGAATTGCAAAAGCGCAGAGATAGATTGATTAAAAAAGGTTTGGCTAGTTCGGATGATGATATTCAACAGATCGAGAAAATTATGCTTGAGAAGAACATATCAAACCACGAAACGGCTGCCGAGTATTTTGATTGGATGAAACAAGCTGCTGTGCCTACACCATCTGGCTACAACCCAAGTCCGTTAAAAGGTTTTGACCTGAATAACTATTGGAAAAACCCAGTACAAGGTGCTAGAAACGAAGCAGCAAAAGCATTGGCTGAATTGCGTAAAAACACTCGACCAATTGGTATTTGAAGTTTGCAGTAATAGGGGATATTTAGATTTTTGTTTGGAGATAAACTATGCCTATAGGCGGCGGTATTCTTCCAGCAGCGGGTACATCGCAATATAACGAACTTACTTATGTAACTCGTAGAGCGTTTATCCCCAAACTGGTCGTACAACTTTATAACAGCACACCCTTGATGGCTGCGTTGATTGCAAATAGTCAACAGGCTTCAGGTGGTGTATCCCAGGTAACTGTGCCAGTACAAGGCGCTCAGTTCGTTAACGCACAATGGTCTGATTACTCTGGTAGCTTTACGCAACCATCAGTACAGCAAGGTGCATACAACGCTGAGTTCAACCTTAAACTGATGATTGCTCCTGTACCATTCCTCGGAATGGAAGGTGCTGTACAGCAAGACTATGCAATTATTCCTCTCATTGAAGCTCGTATGAACGATGCAACCAATGTGATGATGGATGCAATGGCGACTGCTTTGTACACCAACTACACGAACACTCAACAATTTATTGGTTTGCCAGGCGCAATTGACGATGGTACTAACATGGGTACATACGGTAACATTAACCGTAGCACCTATACTTGGTGGCAATCGAAGGTTTACAACGCTGGATCAGTCAACCCAACTCGTCAAAATATCCTTCAGTACATTTCTGGAACTGTTAAAAACGGTGCAGAAGTGCCTACTTTTGGTGTTTGCGGATTTGGTACTTGGACACTATTGGCTCAAGACTATGTTGGTCAAGAGCAGTATGTGATTACCCCAGGTAGCGGTTTTGACAGCGATACCAATGGACCACAAGCAGCTTTCCGTGCTTTGATGGTCGCTGGTGTACCTATTTATCCAGACCCTTATTGCCCAGAAGGTGTTGTCTATTTCATTAACTCAAACTACTTGAGCTTGTATATTCACGATCAAGGTAGCTTTGTGTTTACTGGATTTGAAAGCACTCTACCAAACTGGCAGATTGGTTATGTTGGCGCTGTCTTGATGATTGCCGAATTGGTAAGCACCAAGCCGAAGTCAATGACCAGAGTGTCTGGCTACAACTCTATTTCTTTATAAGGAGAACTAGTCATGGCACTCGGCTTAAATAAAATCCTGATCTCAGGTAGCGCAACCAATACGCCTGGAGCTTATTGGCAGCTTACAACCATTGCTGCAACTACCGCTGGTACAACCGTTCCCGCTGGTACTTACATCATGTTTGCAACTGCTAATGTGATTATCCAAGCAGTATCGGCATATAACACAACTACAAGCACAGCAACCTACAGCAATGTGGGCGCTATTAATGTGGGTGGTGTTGTAATCTCTGATGGTGTAAATGTCCGCTTGCTAGCAACTACCAACGCTACAGTAACCTTGGCTACTGTAAACGGTGGTGAAGCTGCTTCTGGCACTTACAACGATTAAGGAGAGAAACAATGGCTAACCCCAATGCAGTAGGTAATCTTTACCTAAACAGTTTTGGATACGGCTTAATTGGAAAATTAACTGCGCAATCCCTAGCAACAACGGGAACTGCGCAGATTAAGATTCCTCTCGTATCAGGCGGGTTAACCAACGGTGGTGCAACTGGCAATTCTGGTGGGGTGATTATCCGTCAAGTCACGGTGCAAAACCCCTCTGGAACTGTTGCAAGTGCAGATATTGGTATTAGTATTTCTAGTGCTGGAAACATGGGCGCAGCCAATGTGGTTGTTGCCAATGTAACCTTAACGGCAGTAAGCGCTGCTGGCAAATACCAAGATTTAACTATTGCATATCCAGCGAACACCGTTGTTTCTGGCGCATCAACTCAAGCTCTATATGTAAATGTCAATACCGCTTCTGGTAATGCCAACACCGTAGATATTTGTGTGTTTGGACAAGTGGTGAGCTTCTAATGATTTATGTAACCAATAACTCCGACCAAGACCTAAGAGATGGCTTCGGTGGAGTATTTTATGACTTTAAAAAGGGTGCAACTGTAGAGATTTCAGAGGAAGCTGCCCGTCATATTTTTGGTTACGGTAAAGAAGATAAGACCACTCACTTGGCTAGATTGGGTTGGATAAAAACCGCTAATGATTTTCAAGAAGGTTTGGATCGTTTAGCAAAATGGGATTTATCTACTCAAGCGCCTAAAAAGAACCAATCGTTATCCCCGTTGGTGGAAAGAGTACCCCTACCTTCCCAAAAGAGGGCGGGGGGAAAAGTCCTCTCGGTGGCAGCATGACTTATGGAGTTTAAATGGCAACTCTATCGACTTACATTACGGAAGTCAGACGATTACTCCATGATGCAAACGGAAACTTTTATAACGATTCGCAATTAACGGATTACATTAACGGCTCAAGAGAGCGTGTAGTTCGTGATACTGGCTGCCTTAGAACCATCCAGATCGTACAAACACCGTGTAAAGTTCCTGTTTCAGCAGCTTTAAATGGAGCAGCACCAACTAATCCTACAGCATGGAAAGCTAATACAGCCTATGCTTTAAA